GCAAGACTCCTAGGTAGTGCCACGCTAGATGGCTATAAATTTGACCTAGATCATTTTTCAAATATTCTTCCAGATAATAATGCCAATGTTGAAGGCGTTCTGTGGTCAATACGCACCGTAGACCTACATAAATTAGACATTGATGAAGACTTTCAAAAACATTATACACATAAAAAAGTAAAAGTTCATTATGGTGAAAAATCTGTAACTGCTCTTACCTATGTCATGTTGAATACATATCGTACAGGCAAATTACCTACAAGGCAGTATGTGGATTATATCGCCACTGGATATCGTGAGAATAAAATCCCATTGAGTCAGCTAATTGTCGGCTTGCAAGACCGCTTAAAAGATATTTGACAAGCCACTAAATCCGTGTTATGTTAATAACATGATGAAAAAAATTGATCACCTTAGAATGTATCACCGTATGCTTGACGACCAGATTGACCAACTGGAAGCCATGCTACATTTTTCCGACCCAGATACAGAACGTATGCTGGACCAGTTGAAGAAGCAACGTCTTAATATTAAAGACGGTATTGCACAGTTAGAGGCAGAAGATGCAGAACATAATCGACACAAGAGTGCTTAAGAAGTTTGGTTTATACATTGGTGTTTGGACATCGTGTGTAGCTACGGGGTTTGCCGTGCTACTGGGTGGAATGTGGCTATCAGTGTATTATTTTGATAGTCCAGCACCATTTGTCATTGGACTTTTTACGATTGGACTCATATCCAGCGTATTCATGATGGCAAAAGAACGGGTAGAATACGAACGCCGTATGGAACAGAATGAGATTGACCTTATTGCTGCAAGGCTTAAGGCAGATGAAGAACGCCAGAAATGGAATGAAGAGTTTTACCAGAGGTTTGGAAGCTATCCAACGACAACGGTTTAAAATTACCCCTTGACAGGAGTTAACACCTGTGGTAATATACTCTATAAATGATTTGTAGGAACTTAATCATATGACCATGCACCTTCTTCCTGCGTATTTTACGTCCAATCGCACCAAGACTGCTAAGAAAAAATCTAGCACGTCTATTACTTTGGATAAACATAATCAGTGGTTGATGAAGCAAGGTCTTCATCCGTCACAGATTGCAGCAAAGAAGGTGACAAAACATGTTGGAAATGATTTCCCAGATTATACCGTGGATCGTAATTCCGTTCAACTTAGTAACAGCATTGGTAATGGTTTTAAAAGGGGCATAATGGCTAATCTTCATAAGGAGAAGCCAGAGGTGCAGCGTGAGATTATGGATAAGGCAAGTCGCTGTATGCCACTCTTTAACAAGGGTGGGTATCAGTATGCCTCACCAGAAACAGATATGACAACTGTAGGTAGTAAATCTAGGCGTGGATGACATAAATCAGAAAGAATGGTATAAGTTTGGCAATACTTTTTGTCCACTACTCTTTATGCATATGCATTTAGATACTGACAAAAAAGTAAAAGCGTGTTGTCATACTTTTCCAATCGATGATAGCGACACCATTGATTATAATTCTGATACGTATAAAAGATTACGTCATAATTCACTAAACCAAATACCAAATCCAGAGTGTAGTAGATGCAATAAGATGGAACAGGAAAAAGTTCTGAGTCCAAGAATGTCAGCACTAAAAGATTTGAAAAACCATAAAGATTTAATTCTAGAACAGATAGAAAAGTTTTCTAATGGGGATGATTTAGAACCCTATTATTACGATTTAAGGATTTCAAATAACTGCAATCTAGCTTGCATTATGTGTAATTACAAATATAGTTCTACAATTGGTAAAGAGCAGGGAGTTAATGATCCGCATCTTTCATTTGAAGTAGATATACCAATAAACCCAAACGCCATAATGCTGTATTTTGCAGGTGGCGAACCATTCATGATAAAGAAGTTTGTTAAGTTTTTACAGGACTGTAATAATACAGATTGTAAAATATCGATAGTAACAAACGGAACCATTATAACCGAACCACTACTCAATGAGTTGAAGCGTTTTAAGAAGGTTCTCGTAACCATAAGTTTAGATGGGTATGATGAGTTAAATGGAAAAATCCGCAGACACAGTAGGTGGAATGACATTGATAAAAACATTGATGTGTTTCTATCACTGGGATTTGATGTAATAGTTAATACCACTGTTCAACGAGATAACCTGTTTCATCTTTCTGATTTAAGAAAATATATTGAACAAAAAGGTATTAAAAAATGGAACCTATCAACAATATATTGCAAACCTAACAAAGATGAGTTACACTGGATAAATGCTATTGGAGAGTTAGATTCATTACAAAATCTGTTTAATAACTTATTAATTAAAAAGAACTTTATGAACATAAGATTTCTCAATACCATAATAGAAGCACATAAGAAGAAACATAATGTATAAACCCGATGATATTAAAATAGTATGGTTTGGAGAACAACGTCCACCAGATATTGACGCAGCAGAAAAGCAGATACGTTTAGAGTTGTATGAACTCATGGATAACGGTATGATGGATGTTAGTGACCTGATGTTTCATACTGTATTCTTAGGCACGGACATGGAACATGATGTTGTTAGCGTAGCACCACTTGCCGAACAAAATACGGTTGAGTGCATTTATGATGCAGTTGCAAAATGGGAATCTATTGGCGAAACAGATTTAGATTTAGATATTGATCAAAAAGAAATACAGGTATTACATGACTTACTCAATAGACAAAAACCACCATCAACTAAACACTGAAGAAAAATGGATTCATGAAAGTCCTGATGGCGGGAAGACTGTAATTCGTCGTCCACTAAACAACCATGACCCAAAGTATACTCAGTATAAGTTTAATAATACAGATGGATATGTAAGCCATACTGATATAAAACGATATGTAAAAGAAATGCTTGAAGAAGAAGGGTTACGTAAGCAGCACCCTGCACTTCAAGAAAAATATGATGAATATCGTGTGCTATTAGAAATTTGCAAAGACACAAAAAAGAAAGTATAATTACATTATGCAACCAATTTATGAAGGCATCGCCGAAAACATTTCAACCTCGCCACAACTTCTTGGACTAGAGGAATATTTCCGTAAATCAAAGCGGATTACTATTGTAGGATTTGGTAGTGGATTATCTACACTGCTGGCACTACGTTCTAAACCAGAATCAATTACAGTTTATGATCATACATTGTATGATTTAAATGATTACATTGAGCTAGCGCATGACATGGGTGTCAACTTAATATACAAAAACGTTCAGGTTCTTGACGAAGCTGATATACCAGAGTCAGATGTAGTTTATATTGACGGTTTTTATGAAGGCAACTACACATTTAGCGTTTGTCAAAAACTAGAAAAGTTTACAACCAGATATATTATTTTGAATAATACCTATACATACGGTCATATTCCAGACCCTACTGTCAGATTGGGCGAGGGCGGTCAACCAATTGGTATGATATTTGGTATCAACCATTTCTTACAACTGAATGATCCGTGGCATATCGCCGATAATTTGTATTGGGAGCCAGGACTAACAGTACTATATCGCCGTAAGGATATTACAGATGTTATCAGATAATATGGAAATGATAAAATTACTTGATAAGTTATTATTGAGTAAAAATGAAACTGTAATGGATGCGCTAAAGCAAGCAGTTGTGCTGGCAGAGGTTACCACTGAAGAACGTGATCCACTACATATCTACCCATCTCGTGGTCCAATCGAAGAATTAGTCTTCACTTTAAACCACTTACAACAGGCAGTTATGACGCTACAAAATACAATGGCTAATATGCAATATCCACCTAATAGTGGCTATGGTACTGGAACATCATATCCATATACTGGCACTTATCCGACTACAGGCGGAACATGGGCTGGCAGTGTTGGCGCAACAGGTTCGATAGATTGGGGTACGATGGGACAGATTTCATATCCATCGGCATTGGACCTTAGTGCATATATCGACGATGCCTATCGTAATATCACTGTTCCAAATGGCGGGTCAGTTATTGCAGCCAGTGAAGACGACAGTGAAGCATTTAATCTAATTGATCCTGATACTGGAGACAGTATGACTGTTAAATACAAGTAATGGCAAAAGAAGATTTAGTACAAATGGAAGGACGAATTTCAGAAGTCCTACCGAACGGCGTGTTTCGTGTTAATATAGATGACCACACTATATTGGCATATACGAGTGGTAACATTCGTAAAAACAAAATTAAGATTATACAGGATGATCGGGTAACCGTAGAACTATCCCCGTATGATCTTACTCGTGGTCGTATTGTTTATAGGTTTAAATAAAATGCAAGCAGTAACACTTACAGAAGCAGCAAGAACTCATATTCGTCGTGTTCTCATTGATATGGACAAACCATATCTTGTATTTGGGTTAAAAGGTGGCGGTTGTGCTGGCTTTGAATATTTCTGGGAACCTGCAGATGATGAACTCTATGCCAAGAATGGTTCACCTGAGATTGACGAAATGATTAGCGTCGGCGAAGGAAAAAGCCTAATTGTAGATGGCAGTGGACTTATGTATCTACTTGGCAGTGAAATTGACTACAAACAAGACTTTGTAAGTAGTCAGTTAGTAGTTACTAATCCCATGGCTAAGAGTAGTTGTGGATGTGGAACATCAATTAGCGTATAAGAAAAACTCCTGCTAAATATCGTGGCAGGAGTTTTTTTATGACACAAGAAGTTATTAATGTTGGTGCTAATCCCAATGACGGCAGTGGTGATCCGCTACGTAATGCATATATAAAAATTAATAATAACTTCTCACAGTTGTTTTCAGTTAACTCTACCCCAGATGCTAGGTTTTCTGCAAACTCTGTTGTTACAAATAACACAAACAGCAATCTTAATTTAGTTCCAAATGGTGGCGGCACTGTTATTGTTGGTCCGTTTAATCATCTACTAATCTCAAATACCGATGCAAGCAGTTCTTCAACAACTGGTGCATTAAGAGTATTAGGTGGAATAGGAGCAACCACTGCTGGATTTGGTGTAGTATATGGCGGCACAGTATATGCATCAAATGTTTTTATTGGCAACATTACTGGAACCGCAGGATCAGCAAATACTGCTACTATCGCAACCTATGCATCCACTAGTGGTCTTTCCACAAATGCAATTAATTATGCTGGCTCTCAACTTCCAAACGTTAGTGCGGTTGGTGCTAATATAACACTTGATAATGTTGGAAATGTAACTATTGCAGCAACAGTGAGTGCTTATAAGTATGTTCATCGTTTACAAGTTGGTAATCTGACAGATTTGACTACTCAAACAGTTAACGATATAACAAGTATAATGATATTGGATAGCGTTGCTGGCGCAACAATAGGTTCTGCAACGGTTACCTTACCAGCAAATGCAAACATTGCTGCTGGTCAAAGATTTACACTTAGTAGTAACATAACAGTTACAGCATTAACTGTAAACGCAGGTTCTGGAACAAGCATAAAGGGCGCACCAACTACGGCAAATACATCATCAAGTTTTTCTTGGGTATTTTATCGTCCTATAAGTGGAACCGCTACTTGGCTACGGGCATAATGCAATAAATATCTGCTGGAGCAGGTAAAATATGGCAACACTTTATTATCCAGTATGGCAAACTCCTGCTGGCAATTTAGGTAAAATAGAAGCATTAAACTTTTATACATTTGGGTTTGAGGCAATTGACCCAAATGGCAATTCAGATGGTAGTGACATTACATATAAACTAATTTCTGGAAGTTTACCTGCTGGTATGCAAGTTGACAATAGTGGTCAGCTTGCAGGTAGCCCACTAGATCAATATTTAATTGATGGTGTTCCAGAAGCTGTAACCCAAGATAGAACAAGCACATTTACAATACGTGCTATTAGTCCTAGCGGTGGTATTACCGATAGAAACTTTTCCATAACCATTACTGGTAACTATCCGCCACAGATTTTAACTAGTAATTATCAGCCACTAGGAAACTTTTTAGATGGTAAACAAATTAGTATACAGCTTGAGGCAGTTGATTTAAACAATGAAAAAATTACTTTTAGTCTTGCAAGCGGAGAATTGCCTCCTGGAATATCGTTATCAAGTAGCGGATTAATATCAGGATTATTGATACCGAACACTAGTGGAAATTATGGTGCAATTTCTGGTTGGGGAGAGGCTCATTGGGATGAATATCCATGGCAGTTTACCCCATACAGCACAAACTATACATATAATTTTACTGTTGATGTTACTGATGGAAAAGCATATGTAAACCAAAGTTATAGCATTAATGTATATGCTCACAATGACATTCGTGCAGACAATGCAAAATTGACTGCAGATAGTATATTATTCACAGCAGACACTGATGCTAATAGAACACCAATATTATTAACAAATCAATCAGACTTGGGCGATTATGCAAACTTTACTAGCGGTAATTACTTTGCATTTAAGTTTCAAGGAATTGATTTAGATAACGTTCCTGTTGGATATGCGATATCAGGAGCAGGTAATTCTGGTGGTTGGGATGAAGACACAAATGGATGGGATTCTCAACCGTGGGACCAAAGTCCATATAGTTTACCATATGGTCTTTCACTTGATCCAAATACTGGTTGGTTAACAGGTTATGTTCCTGAATTAAGTACGCCAATGAGTGTGTTCAAGTTTGGTATGTATGTTTATAACTTTTTTGATCCATCAATTAAAAGTGAAATAAAAATATTTACTATCAATTTATTAAGTGCACTTGACTTGCGAGTTAATTGGATTACGGATTCTGATTTAGGACACATTGACAATGGTAGCGTAAGTCAATTGTATGTTCAAGCAACAACTCCGAGTAATAGAAAGTTATATTATAGTTTAGCTAATGGCAGTAAACTTCCACAGGGACTAGTTCTTCAAAATGATGGTATAATAAGTGGACGTGTTACATTTCAATCTTTTGGCATTGATGGTAACTATTCTAGCCGAACAACATTTGATGTTAATAATTATAATCTTGGAATGGTTGACGCACCAACTACATTTGATAGCACGTATACATTTACAGTTTTAGCCCAAGACTATTCAAACAACAAAACTATCAAAACAATTACAAATAATACTATTGCGACAATAATATATGGTAGCACTACATTTACTGTTGTTGACACCACTGGAATAGAAGTTGGTCATTACGTTACTGGGGTTGGATTTTTAGCTGATACCAGAGTTATTGGTATATCTGACAATTCTATTACAATAAATTATGCAACAACCGAGTCTGCAAGCAATATTAATGTACAATTTTATAGTGTTACTACTTCAGTTGGATTAAGTGGTCAAAAAACATTTACGTTAAAAACAAATAGTATTACATATTCATCCTATGATGATCTGTATATTGTTGCTAAACCTCAACTTGCTAAACGTCAGATTCTTAATACTATATTAGGAAATACTGATTATTTTGCAAATGATGACATCTATAGACCTACTGATCCTTGGTGGGGCATTCAGAATGAGATAAAGGTATTAGTTGGTTATGGATTAACACCAACTCAAAGTAGTTCTTATATAGAAGCTATGAAAACTCGCCATTATAATAAAAAGTTTTATTTTGGTGATTATGGTTATGCACAGGCAAAAGATGATGCTGGAAACGTCATTTATGACGTTGTATACATCAACTTAATAGAAGATACTAAAACATATAAAACATCTAGTGGACAAACATTTAAAGTTTTGCCAGACAGCAGCGTTGTGACCCACGGAACCGAGAATCTTAATACAGTATTTGATGAGTATAATACTACTTACGACTATGAAAGATTAAAGTTTATTGATACTGTTACTGGTCGTGTTGTGTATCCAAATGATTTAGATTACATGTATAATGACTTGGTAGTTGCAGTTGGTAGTACAAATACTAATACTTTACCACGTTGGCAAACTAGTATTCAGGCCAATGGAAAAACTCTAGGATTCCAAACTGCAGCAGTACTTGCGTATCTAAAGCCAGGAACTGGAGAAAGAGTTCTTTATAAACTAAAAAACAATGTTCCAGCAGACATTAAATCCATACCATTTGTAGCAGATCGTTACATTCTTGATAATAATCTAGATTCTAATTTTGATCTTGCTGCTGGTAAGTGGATAACAAAGAATTACACCACATTTGATACTGGATACCAGTCAGCAGTTGCTTCAGCAGCAACAGTAGATTTTGCTATTGATATACCTTTTGACCACATCTATCGACAAACTACCACTGCCGTAGATTTAATTGGCGGTCTTGATGGAAGTCATGGTGATTATAATGGAAAAACGATTATATTTTCAACGCAAGAAAATTATAGTTCTGCATACGGCACATTAACCAATAATGGATGGAATAAAGATAATTCTATTGTGCCAGGTTATACAGAGTTTACTAATGGCACAAGTAGTTTGAATCAACGTTCAGGAGTATGGTTGATAACTGTTACTAAATCTATTATTAACTTAACATTTTTACAAGAAATAAGAAATAATGATATAGTATCAGTAAGATTTGGATATCGTGGTGGCAGAAAACTACAATATAACCCAGAAAATGTAGGGGTTGGTGCTCAAACTGTTCCAACTTACACACTTGCTAATGTTGATACTGTTCAGCTAAAATCCCCAACTACTTTTGATGGGGAATCAACACGCTTTGTAAATAACGTAGATCAATATACGACCCCATTTACAAATGATAAATATCTGAAGTTCCCAAGAATCGGAGTATTTTCTTAATGTCTAATATTAACCCAAATAACATCAACGGTGCCTACCCAGTAGCTGGTGTTGATAACGACAGTCAGGGATTTAGAGATAATTTTACCAATATCAAAAACAATTTCGCATATGCACAGAGCGAACTTAATGATTTACAAAGTAAGGTTGTTCTTAAATCTGCACTATCTGGCACAACCTTAAACAACAATATGGCTGGTACGCTGTTTAGTGGTGCCGAAGTTCGTGACCTACGTGAAACACGTTTTGATAATGGCGTAATTGCCAGTAATGTAACTCTTGATCATGCCACGGGGCATTATCAGGCAGTTCAGACAAACGGTACCGTAACTATTGCTTTTGCCAATCTTCCAGCCGCTGGTAAGATCGGTCGTATTCGTCTAAAACTTATTGTTACTAGCAGCACACATCGTTTAGTGCTACCTGCTGCAGTTACACTTGGTACACAGTATGTCCAAGAATATCGTCCAAGTGACAATAGTATTGGATTTACCCAGAGTGGTCCAGGAACATACTACTTTGAGTTCCTAACAGATGATGCTGGAACTACTATCAGTATCCAAGACCTAACTCGTAATCAGATTGCAAGCGATTACACTTATGCAAACATCTACGCTAACGGAACAGTTGTAAGTCCAAACGTTCAGGCTGTTACTACTAAGTTGATTATTGATAGCACACAAACTTGGATTAGTAATGTTAATATTACATTCCCAACAAGTCCTATTGATGGTCAGTTTGTTAGCATCAGCAGCTATGCACAAATCAGCAACCTATACTTAATTCCAAACAGTGGTGCAACAATCTCAGGAAATGTCACTACACTTAATGGAAATAGTCATCTTGGTTATACATATGTTGCAAGTTCAAATGATATAACTGTTAATAAGTGGCTACGCACACAAGTTTAATTATTGACTCCTGATACCAAACTCTATATATTGGTATCAGGAGTATTTTTATGACCGATCTTAAGCTATATCAAGAGTTTGTTACCGCCGTTACCAGTGATGCAAGCAAGCATCCGTATGCATTTAGCGAACGTTTTGACCAGTTGTCCCAATATCAGGACGATAAAACCAAAATTAACCCCAGCCTACTGCTAACTGCTGCACTTGGCTTAACTGCCGAGAGCGGTGAGTTTACCGAAGTTGTTAAGAAAATGTTCTTTCAGGGTAAACCACTTAATGCAGAAAATCTATTTCATATGAAGCGTGAGTTAGGTGACATTGCATGGTATCTTGCAAATGCTTGCACCGCAATTGGTGTCACGATGGAAGAAGTTCTTGATGAGAATGTCAAGAAGTTGGAGAGCCGATATCCAGGTGGTTCATTTGATGCGTGGCACAGTGAGAACCGCAAGGACGGCGACCTGTGACACACCCGCTGATAGGTGATTTAAGTGGTAAAACAACAGACGAACTACTACAAACAATCAATGGACTTTACAAGAAAATGCGATTTGCTAATAAAATGGGCAATGGTGCAATGATACAACAAATGCGTAGTGTCATTGATACCTATCAAGAAGAATATCAAAAGCGTGTTCGTGAGGAAGTTAAAGCAGCCGAAGAAAATCCTATCTTTAAGGATAGTTTGGACATAGGTGATTAATGACTGATTTAAGTTGGACGGCAGATTGGACATGCACCAATATTATTGATGATTATATTGGGCCATGTCATTATGAAATTACGCTAACTTTTGATATGAACGCCGAATCTATATTAGAGCAAACTGTTGCATTTGGTAGAATACGTTCTCTTATTAAAGAAATATATCAGGACAGTGTGTTTATCTCTATGGATAATCCGCTGTTGCCTATTCTTAAAAATAAAACCAAGCAGCTTATTACAACATTTCCTATGAACGCCACTGATGCAGTTATCTGTGCTATTACTTGGTATAAGATTAATGCTATCTGCGAGGGTCGTATTACACTGACTGGTCTTAGCTTAAGTTGTGACCAAAGTGAAGACCTTGTTATCCACTTCGACGAGGATTTTGCTGAAAGCAATACAGTCATGGAAGACCTTAATCTTGGAGAATGGGAAGAGCAACCTTGGTGGTTCCGTGAAACTCCTGCTGTAGGAGATTGGGCACAGGTTACTAAAAAGGGTAAAAAGATAATAATTGAAGATGGTCGTTGGCTAGATTATTTGAAGTGGGATCAACACTTAGTTGAAGAAAAAACTAGCAAATATGAGAATAATATAGTACCATTGAGACCTAAATGGAAACCAGAGGTAATCGTTGGAGACAAACCTAAAGATTGATGAATACGGTAGAACAATTATCACCGACAGTGAAGTTGCTGATCTACTTTATACCAATCCAGATTTAGATATGAATAATCTAACTATCGTTGATCCAGAACGGTATAACGCAGCCGTTAAGTCACGTTGGTTAGACTGGCCTATGTTAGAAAAACTGCAGGAACTTGATATTCCTGTTGACCAATTTCATCATGATAATCAACAGTCTTGGTTTATGCCACGTGAATATGTGGACATGGACATTGCTAAATGGATACTGGACCAGTGTGCTGACCAAAACGAACTACAACGTGCTGGGCAGGAACTAATGGAATATGCTGAACGTGATCTACTGCCACTATTAAAGTATCTCAAATATTTGGTAGATACGATGCGTAGTAATAATATTGTGTGGGGAGTTGGTCGTGGAAGTAGTGTTGCCAGTTTTGTGTTATATCTTATCGGTGTACATCGTATTCATAGCTTGCGACATAATTTAGACTTCAATGAGTTCATGCGTTAAATAACTGAAAAAGGATAACACAAATGAGTGTATACAGAACAGCGTCTGGCAAAATGTTAGACATAAATGCTTTGAAAATACAACAAGAAAAAACAATTGCAGTTGGAAATGCAAAACAAAATGCACGTGGAGACATTGTTGGACCTGGTGGCAAGATCATTAAATCACGTGATGAGATTATGACTGAGTTTTATAACCGTCAGAAATCTAATCAGATTAATAATCCTATTCACACGAGCAGTGAAGAAGCAACTGCGGCTGCTGCAGCGGATATCTTCACGGATATTCCTGATAAGTTTGAAGAAGTAGTCAAATCTCAATCCAATCCAACAGTTGTCGAGGCAACAAGCCCTGCGCCGACGACAGGGGGCATCAGTGATGCTCTTGCAAAAAGCCAAGAATTAGCAGAACGTTTAAAATCACAGAGAAACAGAATATGAGAGGCATAGGACCACGTAGTAGTACACTTCATTATCAACAGGATTATCGTAAAATCCGTCCAACTAAAAATAATATTTTAGTTAAAGATATGGATTTTGGCGAACGTATGACTGTTGGTGGTATCATTATTATCGATGATGACAAAAAAGGTGCTGGCATTCGCCCACGTTGGTGTCAAGTCGTTGCAGTTGGACCAACACAAGAGGATGTTGTTCCAGGTGAATGGATTCTTGTGGCACACGGTCGGTGGACTCGTGGGTTGGATATGACTGACGAAGAGGGTGTTAGCACTACTGTTCGTCTTGTTGATCCGAAAGATATCATCATGGCAAGTCCAGAAAAACCCCAAGATGATTTTGTTGCGGCGACTATATCGTAAGGAGTAATCAATGAAAAACATTTTAAGTTTATTTTTTGTTGGATTTCTAACATTGGGTATCAATAACGCAAATGCTGTTACTCTACAGCCATGCTCGGTTGATGAGTTTAAGGTGTCTATTGGAGATAGAGTATTATTCAATTACGATAGTTACGAGTTAACGCCAGACGCAAAAGTAATCCTTGATCGTGAAATTGATTGGCTTAAAAAATGTCCACAACAATACTCATTCACGCTTGAGGGACATGCTGATAATCGTGGCACAAGAGAATACAATCTTGGTCTTGGTGAAAGACGTGCTACTACTGTAAAAAAATATATGGTTGCAGCAGGTATTGATTCACAACGTATTCAAACAATATCTTATGGTAAAGAAAGACCAGTGGTTATTGGTGAAAATGAAGTAGCATGGAGTTTAAATCGCCGTGCTGTATTAATATTAAATCGTTGATTTTACCTAAACTGTATGATATAGTTGATTCATGGCAAAAGATTACATTTGGACTGAGAAGTATCGACCGAAGTCGGTGAACGATTATGTGTGGCGTGATGCTGCACAGGAACAGCAAGTTCGTAAGTGGGTGAGTGAAGGCAATATCTCTCACCTACTGTTTAGTGGTGGTCCAGGAACAGGTAAAACTACTCTAGCCAAGGTTCTTATTAACGAACTTGGTGTAGAAGAGTACGATGTGTTAGAAATCAATGCATCTCGTGATAACGGAGTGGACTTCATTCGTCAGAAGATTGAAAACTTTGTTAGTACCATGCCGTTTGGTGCATTTAAGGTTGTGCTATTGGATGAGGCCGATGGTCTCTCTCCACCCGCACAGGGCATTCTGCGTGGGCTGATGGAAACATATAGCAGTACTGCACGATTTATTCTGACCTGTAACTATCCACATAAGATTATCCCAGCATTGCACAGTCGGTGTCAGGGATTTCATGTTGAAAAACTTGATAAGACTGAGTTCACCGCTCGTGTAGCAACAATCCTGTTGACTGAAGGCGTTGAGTTTGAACTTGAAACACTAGACAGTTATGTAACTGCAAACTATCCAGACTTGCGTAAGTGTATCAATAGCTTACAAAGTGAAGTTCATGATAATAAACTAGAAAAACCTACGTCTAATACTACGCTTGCACAGGAATATCGTGTAGTAGCAGTTGAAATGTTTAAATCTGGTCGCATCCGTGATGCACGTAAATTGATTTGCAGTCAGGTTCGTCCTGATGAAATCGAAGAAGTGTTTCGTTGGATGTATGATAATCTTGAATTGTGGGGGTCTGAACCAGATGTTCAAGACCGTGCAATTGTTATCATTCGTAACGGATTAGTAAACCACAGCATGGTGGCAGATGCAGAGATTAATCTAAGTGCCACACTTTGTGAATTGGCAGAATTGGCAAATGGATGAAAAATATAAAAAAGCATTGGATGAATATCTAAAAGAAGAATACAAAAAAGCAAATCCCAAACCAAATGGTATGATGGGACATTGGGGTTGGTATGCTATGAAAACAAGAGAATTTAAAGAGAAGTGGAAAAGTAATAAAGTAAATGAGTAGATTTTTTATGGTGGCGACCCACACGCAAACAATACGTGATAAACGGATGAGCAGTAAACCAGGAATTGGCAAGGATGTAAATGCTTGGCAGCAGAATGAAGCATTTCGTTGTGCCAAGAACCTAAAGTCACGAGACTACACCGAAGCTGGAATTATCCTAGACGTTGCTCAAAAAAAGGTTGTCAAGAATAGATACGGTAACCAGAACTTTGATGAACTTTATGCATACTTCCTAGACAACTATACTGATTATATTGATACATGGCTAAAAAAGCAGTTGGCAAATTGAGCGAAATATTAGATTTTATCTATACCAACTATAACAAAACCCGTAAAAAGAAATTTACGGCAGAAGAAAAACG